GACCTTCATATATGCCATAGCGTAAGACTTAGCGTCAATACCACAACCCACTTGAGTTCCAAACACTCTGGAGTTAGCTCCTACGAAGTATTCAGTATATGCCTGGGTATGTAAGTGACCTTGAACTGTGGACCTCATATCAGCTCTAGCCTTAGTTTTAGCAGTACCAGCTTCACCGTGAATATATAAAACTCCGTCAATCTCTACGTCAGTAACATACTTCCAGTTTGGAGTCCTTAACACCTCTTGATAATCTTTAATCCACTCCTTAGGAACACCGCCACTTTGAGCTTTTCTCATTATAATTCTATCGTGATTACCTACAGTTACGTGAGCATCTGGAAATCTGTGGTAATATCTTTCAAGTCTTTTAATAGCTAACTCAAGTTCTTGACCGCCTCCCATACCATTCGCGTCTGTCTCGTGATAAGAACTATAATGGTTGTCTATCACATCACCGATAAACACTACTCGGTTACAGTTATAACGCTCATAAACTTCTACGCAGTGATCGAAATATGAATCTAGATCGAAGGGTGAATGTAAATCACCTACTACCAATACTCGGCTCTCATCATTATTAAAGAAATTGAAATTTGATAATTTAGCTCCAGATAATCTAGGGCGTACATCTTTTACTTGTTTTTTGGATTTTTTTGACATTTTATTGGTTTTTTGAATAGTTATTTTTAACTTTATTTTTAATCTTCATTTCTATCAGCTCAGAGACGTGATATAGCTCTAATGCTAGTCTCTTATATGATTCTGGGTCAGTCTCATCTTTACCAGTGGAATGTAGCCACTGTAAACGAGTAGCCAGCTCGTTAGCTAATGTTTCAAGCTGGCTTTTACTCATCTTCTTGAGCTTCTTAGTTGTTAGCTCTGTCATATACCTTTCTTAAGTCGTTAATAATAGCAGCAACGCAAGGACTACAGTTTGATACTTCACGCTTAGAATTAAATACGTGATTATATATCTCTACAAGTTTTAGCTGTACTGGTCTGTTTACTGAATGGACCTTCTTAGCAAAGAATCCTTCTAGGTAGCTAAACTGATCCGTTAATAAGTCTTCTAGCTTACGATTAGGAAATAAATCATTAAGCTTTTCAGCTCTAGCCTTACAGCCACAATCATCAGTTATAGCTTCTACAGCTGCTTTAATACCAGTAACCTCAGTTACTTTAGTTATGATGTCTCCTAGTCCTTCAGATTTACCTTGTTCTCCTAAGATATCTAAAACAATAGTCTTTTTTACTTTAAGTTTCTGAGCTATTTTACCAGCTGAAACACCAGTATCGTGCAATTCAAATACTTTTACATTAATTGATTTTTCCATTTTTTTAAAGGTTTATTATTAATATGTAGCAAATATAAAACAAATTATTGGATTACACAAGCTTTTTTTGATTTATTTTAGATTAAATCGTAATCTCCATTCAAAAAGTCTTGATAGTCTTCAAATAACTTCTCAGCTATTATAAGTTTAGACTTCTTAATTGATAGGTAAATAGTTCTTATTCCTATGCCAGACTCATCAGCGATAGATCGAAATGATTTCCCACTAGTCAGGTATGTCTCAAATAATTGATAGTCAAACCATTTAGCGTTAGCTTTGAGGACTTCGTACATTTTAGCCTCTATAGCTTCAGTACCTAGCTTATCTTTGTCCATACCGTGATCTATCCAGTTGAATTTTTCTTCAAAATCGTATTGGTCTCCTAAGTGACTAAATTTAAGATTAGACTTCTTTTTAATAGCATTTAAGATTATTGACCTTAGTACAAAAAACATATATCCTTTAGATACTTTATCTTTTACTACTACTTTGTCAAATAGATTATCATATCTAGCTAACCTCAAATAACCCTCCTGAACGAAGTCTTCAGCGTAATTTCTTACTTCTAGGTTATTTCCAGCTATAGCCTTAGCCATTTTTATGAACTCAGAGTGATATTGAGCTAATAATGTTAGTGCTTTATTAGTGTCATTCATTGTTAAAATTTTAAAGTTGTTTCTAATTCAGTGCTTATTGAGTGGTCTATTATATCTTTACCCGCTACAGTAAAAGCTACATTGCCAGGTTGCATTCTAAGTGATATAGGTGAATCCATTGCTGTTGGTCTTCCTCCAGTCTCTGTCTCCTTAACCTTAGTTACGTGAATGTCAGATACCATCCAGCGATCTGGGTGTTGAGTGTATCTGTGGACCGATATAACATCGTCAGCTCGATTCCCCCACTTTCCTCCACCTTCAACGTCCGCCATACTCGGAGGCATTGGCAGCCCTTCAAACTCGTGCCCAGAGGGATGCTTACGTCTTAAAGCCTCAGTTACTGCGTGAGCATTTAACCACAGAGTCACATTATTCTCTTTACAAAATAACCTCATCTCGGAAGCTATCTGGTAGTCGTACTCGTGACCTCCTACAGTCCTAAGTAATGCTGGATCTTTAATTAGAGAGTTATATGGATCTACTAGTATTCCGTCAAATTTCCACACGTCCAGGATCTGTTTAGCTTCGTCCATTAAGGTCCTAGCTGAGTATAGTTTGTCAGCTTGAATTAGCTTGAAGTGATCATTAATCCACTCCATCTCAGTCTCAATAGTTGCATCTGGTATCTTTTGGATAGGCTGTCCAGTTTTAAACTCAAGTAGCTTTCTAGCAATACTATGCTCGCTATTTTCACTAGAGAATATTAGCCATTTTAAATCGTGTTTCATAGCGTAAGCTAACATCAAATACAATATGACTGTAGTTTTACCAGTATTGGCGTGTCCTATACATATATTGAAAGCCCCTTTTTTATATCTTAAGTACTGATCTACTTCGTCAATATTCAACCCTTTACCCTGCTCTATTCTATCATACTTTACATCATAAAGCAGTCCTTTTATTTTATCTATATTTGTTATCATCTTCTTAGGGTTTATTGTTAAAAAATAATAGGGAGCTTTTACACCCCCTATTTAATAGTCATACTTTAGAATGGTAAATCTGGAGTCTCACGTCCAGCTGTAGATTGCTCTGAGGCTACTACTTCACGTTCTACTTTGTCAGCTGCAGCAATAACTCCGTCTGACGTCCAGACTACGCGTCCGTTCCCTACGTAAGTCTTAGCTTCTTTAGCTTCGCGTTGCTCTTTAGATTGCTCATTTGAAGCCGATACGTTTTGACCGTAAGTGTTAGTTTCATCATTTACAAAGACCGTGATGTTAGCCCATCCTTTGTCGTTGAACGTTAATTTTTCTTTGTTTAATCCGATTGTGATAATTGAACTCATAATGTTAATTTTTAAGGTTTATTTAATGTGGCATTATTGCCGTTATGCAAATATATGTAAAATAAATATACTATGCAAGTTTTTTGTTACTTTTTTTTAATTATTTTTTAACTTAGATTTTAAGTCACTAGATACTATGTATTTAGCCTCTACGTCTTCTATTGTAAATTTACCAGACTTTAAAGCAGTAACTACTTTCATATAAGCTTCAGTATTTTCCTTTAACTCAGCTTTGCTAGTTGTTACTTTAGAAGCTCCAGGAGCTCCTTTACCGTGTTTATTAGTTGCGTCAGCGTCTTTGGTGTCATCTAGTAGAAATAATCCACCTAGAGCGTATTTACGAGCGTAAGAACTAGAAGCTCCAGAACTCTGAGCCTTATCCATTCCTTTGCGATTCAGATCTAATCCAGCCTGAGCTTTGACTACTATAGTTTTGTCTCCGTCAGTAATAGCAGCGTGAGACTCCACAAATAGTTGTCCACCTACTTCAATGACTTGATCCGAGATACTTAAAAATAATCCGTACTTAAAACAGATAGGTTTAGCAGCCTCGAAAATATCTTCAGCATTTCTATAGCTGTATTTACCAAAGGAGTTGAATTGAGATTTTGGAGCTTTAAGCTCGTTTTGAATTTTTACTAATTTTGAAATCATAATTTATTTATTTAAGGTTTAGATTAATAAGATAACTCTATCAGTTCAAATATACGTTCATAAACTTGTATATCATTAAGAGCTGCGATTTGCATACCCATAAGGCTGTCGGTATCCATTTTAGTAGGTATAACGCCCTCGAGCATTAGTTCTATCTCAGATAGGTTTTTGTGAGCGTAAAACAGCTTAGCTTCAAGCTTATCTGACATTCTCTGATTTAATTGGTCGTTTGTTAACATTGGTTTAAGGTTTTGATTATTAATTATATGCAAATATATGTAAAATTTATTTACTGTGCAAGTTTTTTTTTAATTAATTTTATTTATTTTATCTATGTATCTGTAAAATGTCCTTTTAGATAGTCCTAATGCTTTACATATAGTCGCGTTATCTAATTCAGATTTGACCTCTAGAATTAACTGAACCTTCTTTATAGGTTTAAGCTTCTTTTGAGCTATTTTTATGACAGCTTTAAATTCCTTATCCACTATTCTCTCAAACACCTTAGCAGCGTTCCTATCGTCTCTAGAAGCCTTCTTGTTTAAAACATCAAGCTCCTTATTCCAGTGTTTTATATTAAACATCCTATAATGTTTTAACTTATTTAAAGTCTTGAAGTTATTAATACAGTGCCTAGACCAGCTTCCTGAAACATTAGACTCCCAGACATACTCATAGCCATCAAATGTATACCTATGGTTGTTAAGGTCAGTTAGTAGCTTAAACTCGTTGTGAGTCCAGTTGCTAGCTGGTAATTCTAGAAGCTCTAACTCATTATTTATTATTTCTTTTTTACTTAGCATTTTGTAGTTTTTTATAGATTAACTTCAACCAGTCTCGTTGCTTATAGCTTATCTCATCCTTACAGTTTATGCTACTCAAGAACCTATATTCGCTTAGTGATAGCTTATAAGGACTCTTAGAGCTTATTAGCTCGTTTTGCATTCGAGTATCTTTGACAGTAACTGTCTTAGAATAACTCTTATTATACTGATTAATACCTAAATTTTTCATAGTGTTATATATTACGTTGAGTACAAACGTATGAATAATAATTGAATAAAACAAATATATTTAGTATTATTTTACAAATAAAAGAAATTACTAGATAAAAAAGTTACTTTAGAGTAAGTTGTAATTGGTAGAAGTTATAAATAGAGTAAGTTAATGTGTAAAAAGTTACTTAAAAAGACGTAGTCTATAGGGTTGATTTTTTTGTTTTCATAACTAACTGATAATCAGTATAATTTAGCGTTTTTTTGGCACACTGATTTTTGATTTCGCTGTGCCACTTTTAGAAGTCTTGTATGTCCTCTAATCCATTATTTAGATCTCTGTATTTTTCGAAGATTTCTTGATACTCGTGTTCCATTAGCTTGAAGGTGGCTCTAGAGTCCTGTAGTAATTGTTCAGCTAATTCAGTTCCTATTTTTAAGGAATATTCAAATTGTCGACCGTATTCAAATCTGTTGCATTTTCGGCACTGAGCGTTTACGTTTCTTTCGTCCCATCTAGTAGCTAGCTTACCTCTAGATATAAAGTGCCCAGCATCTGACTCAGTAAAATGAATAGGTTTATCACAAGAGATACATTGGCAATAACCTGAGTCATTATCAGCGTCTCTACGTCTTATATAAGAATGAAATGGTTTATCTATTTTGGTCTTCCAGTATTTTAGTGTTTTTTTCTTTGCCATAGTGTAGAAAAATAAGAGACAGCGCACTGGGTAAAACCCTACTAAAAACCAATGCACTTTAACGTCTCTAAGTTGTATGTATGTCTTTATTTAAAAACACATTTTAAAGCTATTTGTTATTACCGCCAATAGATTTGTACTTTTCCAAGCCTCTCGAACCGAAATAAGCTATATACACTCCTAGTAAAAGAGATTTAAGTAATTCAATCCACTCCGTAGGAACTTGAATAGTATCATCATAAAAGTCTAGGTATATTAGAAGCATAGTAAAGAAGGTTAGAAATATAAGAGCCATAGGTCTCACGTTCTTACTTAGCCAGGAGTCTGAAGTCATATCTGAGCCCCATCGTTTAGTAACTGATTCCATCTCTTGCATATCTAGCTTCATTACAGCTAATGCGAACTCCCTTTCAGCGTCAGTCATTCCGTTGTCTTTGTTGGATATAACGTCTATAGCACCCTTCCAATTACCACTCACTACATTACCTACTACTTCAGCTACTTTACCAAAGTTAATAGATTGAAGGAATTTACCTATTTTAGTTTTTTTCTCTTTTTTAGATTCCATCTTTAATATATTTAATTAGTTCTCTATCTGACTTCTTTGTATTGTTAAAGTAAGCTTCAGACCTACTATGCAACTCTGGATTCATTATATAAACGTCCTCAGTATGTAAGCTGTTAAATAAGTCGTGACTTAATTCGTGAAATATCAGCGATCGTTTTTGTTGTTTATTTAAGAAGGTCCATATTTTAGGACTTATATTGACTATAACTACATCATCTCTAAACATACCCCAGGCATAACCAGCAATACTAGGATGTGGCATTTTAGAATTAAACATCACTACAAAGTTTTGACGCTTAACAGTTATATCATTATTCCTTAATAACTCGAAATACTCATTCACATAAGGCTCTATTTGAGGTGATACGTAATACTTATGCTCATTAACGTTAATTAGTGAGAACATTGAAAATAAGCAAATTAATAAAGTCTTCATTTTTTATAGTATTCTATTATATCTTTGTATTCAGTTTGTACATCAAAAGAAGGACACGCTTTACTAGAGAATTCGTTGTGACCGTGCAAAGTAGATCCTGGGTACTTATCCATCAAATAGCAGATAAAGTAGCTTAGAGACGCTCTCTGTGCTTCGTTACGTGTATCTTTAGCCTTTAGGTTAGCGTCTACACCTCCAACGTAACAGACACCAATAGAATCTTTATTAAAACCTCTAACGTGAGCACCTTGACGCTCTACTGGACGCCCTTTGTTTACATTGCCGTTTAAGTCTATAACGTAATGATATCCAATGTCACTCCAGCCCTTATCTGTATGCCACTTTTTTATGGTTTGTGTAGATACGTCTCTATTTTCTGGAGTAGCTGAACAATGAAGGATTATTTTTTTAATAGTTCTCATTCTTTGAAAAATGTAGTTAGTAAGAAAGTTAGTATAGAGCTTACTATACCCATTATCCACCAAAAGATACGTTTTATAGATTGATTGATATACATAAGCTTGTGCATTTGCTCACGAAGTTCGTTCACTTCAGTGATTAATCCAGTAGATGAGCTGTATTTATCATCTTCTAGAGTTCTTAGTATCAGGTCCACTTTACGATCTAAATCTATTTGCTTAGTCCTCAAGTCATCGACTTTCGTTTTAAAATTACTCATTGATTCTCTATCCTTTTGGTTCATTAGTGCTTTATTTAAAAACAATTTAATTGATTGCTTAATACCATTAAATAACTACTTTAAGAGTTCCAGCTGTATGGTAAAAAGCTCCAACAGTGAGTCCTCCAGAAATAGCAGCTGCATTATTAGAATAAGAGCTTAGCCCTACGACCTGAAGTTTAGACTTAGGGTCTGTAGTGCCGATTCCTAAATTACCAGCTCCGTCTAATCTCATTCTCTCTGTCCTTGTAGGTCCAGTCTGAGTATTGAAAGCTAAATCGAATATGTTACCTGCATTCTGACATACAGCTCTAATACTTGCAGCTACACCAGCTCCAGGAGCCGATACATCACTAGTCAAAAACTCTATCTTAGATAAGTCTTGACCAGCCACTACACCAGTGTCTCCGTTTTCAATAGTTAATACTGTTGGAGCGTCAGCGTTATTCGCGTATATATGTAATTTAGAGTCTGGATCTGAAGTTCCTATTCCTACGTCTCCGTCACTCTTTATAATCATTTTAGTATCGTCTGTAGTGTTTACGCCTCCACTATCTGTATTGTTGTCATTTAAGAAATGAATGTCCCCACGCCCAGCCGATAGACTACGCCTGAAAGCTATTCCTCCTTTTACATAGTTAGATCCAGATGCTACGGATGCAAAATTAATAGCTGATTCAGTTCCAGTTGCATTATTATAAGATAGTATTTTAATAGAGCTATCACTAGTTCCCTCTCTGACCACCAAAGTTTCACTAGGACTAGATTCTCCTATGCCTATTTTTGATCCAGACTGAGCTATTACAGAGCTGTCTAGAGCTGTAGACCCATTCCATAAAGGCACATAATTATCCGTTCCTCCAGATAGAGATGCACCTCCAGACGTGTAGTTGTCTGGGTGTATAAAAACAGATCCACCCCCTTGAGAAGATGTCCAGTCTATTATCGAATTTCCAGACGGTATAGTTGGTTTGTTTAATATAAGAGAATCACCACTAGTAGAGTTCCAATCACTTTGAACGTTAGCTTCAGCATTAATTGGAGCGTGAGCTGATTGCGAGTGAGTGTATGCATCATCCCAGTTAGTGTTTTCAACGTCAAATGAAACTGATATAGCATTAGAGTTTATTATATCGTCAATGACTTGAGCTTTCGTGTTAAGTCCGTTCTTAAAATCAAGAACCATTCCATTGCCTATGATTCCTTTTACGACCGATGCTTCAGATACCCTAAAACCACTATATAAATTGGATAAATTAGAGTTGTGTATTACAGATCCAGGAATTGCTACTGTCCAATCTAGTATTTGATTTCCAGAGGGGAAACTCGCTGTCGTGCCGTTAGCCATTAAAGCGTCTGTAGCTAGTCCTCCTGGAGTGCTGAAAGATGAAGCTTGTATATCTACACTAGATGAAACTTGACTAGTAGATATAGATAGAGGTGTGGCATTTCCTAGTCCGTCAGTTATTAACTTACTAGA